GAACATCATATAAACACATTGGCGGATATTTAGGACTAGGTCATGGCACACAAGCAGAGTCGGATGCAATTTATAGTGATATTCATCATCCCGATCATGCTATAAAAATGTATAGACATAATGGTAAAATTAAAGCATTAATCATCTATAAAAAATCAGACAAATATAATAGAAAATTAATTGCTGCTGGTACTGATAGAAGTTCTGAAGGTATTCATGGATTTAAAAATGAAATTTTAAGAAGTGATAATAAGATGAAAAGAGCATGGGGCGAATTTTCTGGTAAAATGAAAGAATTGGTCGCTGATTGGAAATCAATTTCTCCTAAAACAGTTCAAAAAATAACACGAAAACCAAATATTCCTATAGGATCAGAAGATGAATATCTAAGAAGAATTGGTGATAAATATACAAGAAAAGGTGCAAAAGGTTATCCATAAAAAAAGAGGTCCCGAAGGACCCCTTTTGTCACTAATAATATGATTTATTAGCTATTTGGCGCTTGACAGATTCTAATCTTGCCGTCTCATAATTTTTTAACATATCATAGAAGAATTGTTTCCACGATTTTTTATTCTGATCTGGTTGTCCCAAAAAACGCAATTCTTTTTCAAATTGTGGATCAAAGCGTTTTATTTCATCTACTGTATATGGCCAGTGTGACAATTTAGTCTCCTATCTCTAATTTTCTAGGTTTTTTGCTTTCAGGTATGATATTCTCTAGATAAATTTTCAACATACCATTAATTAGCTGTGTATTCTGGATCTCAACAGTATCCGCCAACTTGAATTGGCGCACAAAAGCCCTATCAGCAATACCCTTATACAGGTATTCCGAAGAAGATGCATCTTGTGATATCTTACCGCTGACAACCATAGAATTTTCTTTGAGTTCAATTTCTATGTCTTGTTTAGAAAATCCAGCAACTGCTAACTCAATCACATATTTGTTGTCATCAACTTTGACGATATTATAGGGGGGATATCCCATCGCTTTTTGCGTCTGTTTCGCAACTTCGTCTAGTCTGCGATACACATCCTCAAAGCCAATGGTAAATGTTCTAAGAACTTCTGGTAAATATGTCATATGTTCCTCCTTTGAATAAGCAAGGTAAAAAAATGACCAATTCCATCCTAGGCAATTGGTCAATCATATTTAGTTAGCAGGTGCAGCATTGTCAAGATAAAAAAATACCATGAGATGTTTTGTCTCATGGTATCAGATGATCTCTCCATATCAAAAGATAGATTTCTCAGTAACAAATTTATTCAAAGCCCATTTCGCAATCTTGGTCACTTTTTGACCATCCTTAGGATAAATTTGAGGAGCTAGTGTTCCATATAATCTACCTCTTTCATAGTTCCACTGATCGTTCATCTGCCAGGTATCATAATCAGAATGAAAGGATTTGCCAGCAACTTTATCCTTATAACCCATCATAAAATACTTAGTTCTGATAAGTGCTGCAGCCGTTATAGTTTTATTTGCGGCAACTTGTGTCGGTTTATAAGCCATGGTCTATCTCCCATTTGATGGTGTAGTATACCACATGAGAGATAGCCTGTCAATCAGTATTTTAGCGTGCGGCACCTGCGATAATAGCACCAATGGCAATACCAATGATGGCAGAACCAATAATATCAGCATCTTGTCTCTGCCGCCGATATTCACGATCCCGATGGTCACCATATGACCTATAAACTTTCTCACACTGCCTGTAAATCCTTGGCTCACAATATCCATATGTCGGACAATGATTATACGATTCAATTGTCGTACACCGATATTGATCTGCCATTGCTGATGTAATCATACCGGCAGATATTAACAGTGATGTAACTAGGATCTTCATAGTTTTGCGTATCCTTTTTTATCTAGAGAGTAGTAAACAGTATTTATATTAAAATTTGCAATTGCCCTTTGACAACCAGGACAAGGTTTTGCCATTCCAAAAATAAATCTTTTCTTATGATGGTCTTCAAACTTCACCCTACAAATATAAAGAGAGCATCTAGAAAGATCATCTACCGAAATTATTTTCAGGGCATTTTTAATACAATCGGTTTCAGAATGAAGAAATATCGCATCTTTATTTTTGCCATAGAGGGCTTGAAATGGATGAGTTTTTCTTTGATTAATTCCAAACGAAATGATTTCATTGTGGTAAACGATACATGCCGCAATTCTTGCCTGAGCAACCGGCTCAACAGCAACGGCCATTTTGGCCAAAAGATTCATATATCTAATATGTCTAGAATTGCCCTTGGAAACAGGTGCTTCCAAGGGCTTATGCGGTCGATCCAAATCAGTAAGCGGTTGATTCATCCTCTCCATAACTATCATCCTCTTGTCGGAATTCAGCCTTAATGGACCGACCTGTATAATACTTGTATACAACATTCATAGCTTCAATTGTCTTCTGACAATCTTCAATATCTTCTAGGAAGTATGCTTCTGGTCCTCTATCTTGAATCATATTGCGAGTTGTCTGAATTGTTTCTTCGCACAACTTCACAGACTCAACAAGATGAGCACATACGAGTTCTTCAATGATATTATCAACGCTTTGAAGAATGTATGGATTAGAGAACATATTAATCATACTTTGCCTCAGTTTTTCCGACATGTTTCACCTTCCTTGAATAAACTTTTTTAGATTTTATGACTTTAGGTCTAAACGGCGTATCTTTAGAAAATAGAAGATTCGCGCGTCTTTTTCGTGGGTGCAAATTCATGATCGTCAATCCTCATAGAATTATCAACCTCGGTATGTGTGTGTGATTGTACTAGTGCGAGGTGTTGATGGTTAAACACATAACCAGATGCTTTGAGAAACAGTTCAAACTGGTCAATCATATCATGGATTGTTGCGTCTGACGCATCAAAAGAGATTATAAGATTATGATCTGAAAGAACAGCAATACTGTCAGTATGATAATCATCTGTTTCACACATAAACGTCACTTTGCTTCCCATAGGTATCTCCTTATTTAATCACTAAGTATGAATCAGAGTATCATAGAGGTGAGAGACTGTCAAGTCTAAAAATTGGCAAAGGTGGAGAGACTTGAACTCCCATTACCGGAGTTGGAAGCCGGTATGTTACCATTACACTACACCAATATAAACAAGAGTGTCAGACGCTTATACATTTTGACACTCTTGGTTTAGAGGGTATAAGGTTGGGTGTTAGGGGGGCGTGATTCGGCGAAAGCCTCACCCCTAACTGTCATTCGCTACCTCACACCGTAGAAGTGACTACGGACCCAATTCTAATTTGGCTCAGGGACTAGGGGTCGAACCTAGATACTCAGATTCAAAGTCTGATGTCCTACCATTAGACGATCCCTGAAAATTGGCACTCGGTATGGAAATCGAACCCATCTTTCCAGCTTGAAAGGCTAGCGACCTAACCGATAGTCGAACCGAGCATAAAATTGGAAGAACGAATCGGATTTGAACCTCCGATTTTCTGACTCCAAATCAGACGGGAACGGCCAGACTTCCCTACACCCAGTTATTATGGTACTTGGAGTCGGACTCGAACCGACAAACTTCTGATTTTGAGTCAGAAAGGTATACCTATTCCCTTCATCCAAGCTTAACAATCATACCGCAAGAGAAAGTGACGAATTTCTCCGTCACTTTTTTTGTGGTCGAACATCAGTATTTAACTCAGGCTTTAGTTCATCAATGAGTTGGCGCTCAACATCATGAGCATCAACTTTGCCACGAACTTTAGCCAATACTTTATACCCGATATCTTCCACGCTGTCAACCAGTCTTATCTCTTTACTCAAAGACCAGTCATAACCACGCACAGTCGCATTATAAAAGTGCTGCTTAATCCGATAGTGCATGGATTTCTTCACCGATCTATCTTTGAGAAATGTAAGACCTATATATGTCTTACCATTGATCTCTAGAGAATAGATGATGTGGGTCCGATCAGCCCGACCCTTGCGCTTTCTGCCACTATTCATGATCCAAATATAGCACCACAAGACCATAAAGTCAACTAACAATTTCGCATAGCAGCTATGCGAAAAAGCAATGTTACTGAGCGGTAACATTGCCTCGAAATCCTTATGATTTTTTGATGGATGTACCCGATCGGGTACATCAGTTGTATATAATTATTTTTTATTTCCAATTGTATATTTTGGAACTAATTCCCACGAATTTTTTTCTTTAAAAGTCAGGATTTTAATTTGAGATAATGGAGCTTTATTTTCATTAATTTTTTCTAGATTAAGAATCTTTAACAATTCCCAATCTTCTAAAAGGGAAGCGATTGTGTTTCTTCTGGCTTTATCATCATCTGAAAAATCAGTTTGTTTTCCATCTAGAGAAAAGAGTTCTTTAAAATGGACAATGGCATATCTGCCTTGTTTATGGAGAATGTGACAAGATTGATAAAGTGTTTTATCTTTTTTAGAGGCTACACCAATTCTAGTTAAGGTTTCTCTAATTTTAAGAAAATCTTGCTCTTTATCAATTTTCACTTCAATTCCATGGCCTAAAAATATATCATGATCTGTCATCCTGTTCTGCCTTTTATTATTTTTTTTCTTATGTCTTCTAATTGATCTTTTGTTAATATTGACAAAACTTCTTTTGCTTTTGTCCGATTATATTTATAATATTGACAAATTAAATCTAAATCCGAGATATCAACTTTCTTCCATGGCCATTTAGAGAATCGTTTCTTTTTTCTAATAGAATAAAACAGATAATCGTGTTGAAGTTTATTATCTAGATGATGATGAAGATTCATCTCATTGACATGAAATAGTGTGTCAGGAAATAAAGATAAAGCACGATTAATAACAAAAGGAGCATATTCTTTTTCTGTATGATCGGTTGTTATCAAGTATTTTTTACTATGAGATATATCATTGGAAAAATCAAATGGGGTCATGTCAAATCCTTTAATTTCATTTCTGATAATTGATTCGCACAATCAGAACAGATTTTTAACTTTAAAATACCATCTGCCGTTTGTAAATGTATCTTTTCTGACACAATCTTATTGTATCTTTTATCACACAATTGGCATTTTTTAGAAAAAAATTTATCTACTATTTTCATTTGAAAGAGCATTCAATCATAATTTCAACCAAGCAGGCCATTGTATTAATCTCTTTATCAACAACAAATGCCGACTGATACATATACTTAGACAAAATCAATATCATTTGTGGTACTGAACTAAGTTCAACATATTCAGATGCGGTATCATATAACTTTCTATACAACTTTATATCATCATATTCTGCCTCAACCGACCATTTTCTAAGTGATGTAAAGTCTTTTTCTTTGAGATATCCAACCAACTCACGAATTTGAATACTATCAAAATCTGTTAATACAGCACTATCAATCTTTCCTGATATAGAGCATCGTTGAATCTCATTGATAATCTTCCGAAAATCTGGAAAATGGCGCTTAATAAGTTCAATAATAACTTTCTTATCATACTCAATGTGTTCTGAATCAAGAATATGTTTGATTCTTTTAAACATATGTGTCGCAAGCTCTGCTTTCTCTTGTTTTGAAAATGAAAACTCAATAAGAGAGCATCTAGAATGAAGGGGTTCAATGATTTTATGTTTGAAATTACATGTTAGAATAAAACCACAATTAGAAGAAAATTCTTCCATAAAGTTTCTTAACGCAGGCTGAACTGCAGGAGTTAAATAATCTGCCTCATCTAAAATAACAAACTTACGTCCCGAAATAGACATCGATGATGCAAAGTCTTTAATTGTTGTTCTCAGAGTATCAATATTACCTTCTAGAGACGCATTGATGACAAGATATTGACAGCCAATATCTTCTAGAACTGCTTTGGCAATTGTCGTTTTACCACAGCCTGGTCCACCTGATAGAATAAGATTAGGCAAGTTTTTCTTTCCAATAAATTCACGAAAGCTTGCCTTAATCTTATCTGGTAAGATAACATCTTCTAATGTCTTTGGTCGATATTTCTCTACCCACAAATAATTTTCCATGATATAGTTCTCCATCTTATTCAAATTTTGATTTTGTTGAAAGTGCGATCCAGTATTCGACCTCATTACACTTAAAATGAGCAAGACCACGAGAACTAATACTAACAGTATATACAGATGGAATCAACTTTAACTTATCTGCCTCAATAATAGCAGAGAATGTTTTAGATGTTTCACCAATATCTGTTGAGTAGATATTTGATCCCGAATTTTTCGTATTTACTGTACCGAGACTGAGATTTCCATCTTCGCCTTTAATTTCAAGCTCAGAAAATCCAAGAATTTGCATTGCTTTCATAACACTTTGAATAACTTCTGGTGATAACTCAAACATAACTTCAGGTGTACCAAGTTTAATATCTTTATCTGGTGGAACAACAATCAAAGAGGGATCACAATATCCATATTTTACTTTACTCTTACCTTGTTTAATTACAACATGATCATCTTTAAATTCCAGCTCTGATGCTTTGTTCAAAGATAGAATACCCAAGAACTTAGAAAGCTCAAAAATACCAAATGTTCTGGGAAAATCATCAGATACAGTTGCTTTTGCGAACATGCTTTCGGTAGGGGCAATGGTTTTAAGAACATTGCCTTCTTTGATAACAATTGAAGAATTAATCGTTTGAAAATTTTGTAGAATTGTAATCGTTTGTGGACTAAGTTTCATAATATATCTCCTATGATGGATGTGATTCACAGTATATCAGACAAAAGAAGGGTGTCAATCCTTCTTCTTTTTCTTTAATTGAGATGGATCAACTGTTGCGGATGCACCAAGTTGAGCAAGATCAACAAGTGATCCACCGAATACCATTGTTCCTGTATGACTCAATTTCATCCATGGACATAACCAAGTTTTCATACCAATCACTTGACACTTTTGTGTAAACCAATAATCTTCAGATAAATATCTCTTTGATACTGGATCAATCTCTGCCTGAAAATACATCATAATCTCACGCGATCCATCAAAATGCTCAGTCCGAACATGATCCGGTTTATATGAATATTGTGAAAATGCGTCTCTAAATTTTTCAAAAGTCTTTTTCCGAATCATCATAAATCCAGTACCGATTTCAAGGACCTCAACTGGTTTACCGAGAGGAATTTCTTTTTGACCACCTTTAGGGTTGAAAACATAATCACCAACATATCGGCTTAATGTTTCTGGATCTTCATCTGCCATACCTTTATCAACAGCCATTTTAATTTTTTCCCATGAAACTGTTTTCTTAGGGTATGGGCCGCCGATGATATCATAATCTGATTCGTCTGATTGAAGACCTAGAAGGGCGATAACGTCATTGGGATCAAATCCGATATCAGCATCAATAAACATCATATGAGTACAATCTGACCTCATGAATTCATCACAGCAATAATTTCTTGCTCGTGGGATGAGAGATTCATTGAATAAAAAGTACATTTGCATTTGAATGCCATATTTTACACACATGGCAGCAAGATCAGCAACAGATTTTGTAAATGTGCCTGTAGAGTTACCACCATACATTGGAGTGGCAAGAAATAATTTTCTTTTTTGGAGGTCTGAGATTTTGATTTCAAGTTTTAGATTATTATCATTATCTGACATTCAAGTCTCCTTTACATTATATTGTCAACTCATTATTTATGGTTGATCTTTTTGAACCATTTTCTTTAATCTTTCAGCAAAGAATATAATTTTATTGATATCATATAGTTTTTCAGTTCCTGACTTTTCACCAAATCTATAACATGCTTTAAAAATATTGCCTAAAGCAAAATTCATGTTTTTATGCTCGATAATATCGTTTAGTTCTTTAGCCCCTTCTGGCAATTCATAATAAGATGTTTTGCCTCCATCTGATTTAATCATGTGATTCTCCATAATTGTCTATTAATTCCATTCCATAATTGTTAATCTCGTCTTTTAATATAATACCAGTCTTTAATTTTAACTCATTTTTCTTAAATGAATCATAATCTACATAATGATGCCACCTACCATATTTCCATATCATTTTGGCGACGTCTGGATGCATATCCACAAGCATTTGAGATTTCTTGATGGTGCCCTCAGCGTTAAGGTAACCGTCTCTCCAGAGCGATTTATCCGTGTTTCCTTCAGCATGATAAAATTCTGTTGTATTTCCGCCTTTGACTGTTTGTGTTGCTGCTTTACCTTGAAGATACGCATTAAATTGAACTGTACAATCTCCATCTTTTAAAACTCTAAGACAAAGATCTGTATCTTCATTATATCGACCTCTCCATCTATGCTTACAATCGTTTCTGATAAGAAGAGTAGAATATATTCGTGTATTTAAAACAAGCGGTGGATATTTTTGATCTGATGCGATAAAAAATCTATAATTTGGGCCTGCGATAGGAATATTTTCATATCTATTCACAAAATCTTCCATGACTCTGAAAAAAACACCAGATTCAACTCTAATTCTTTTGTTCTGATGGAGTCTATAGAAGTCTGATATATTATCATCCAGAACCCAATGGCTTTCAGCACCAATAGATATAGAATGATCCCATGCCCAGTTTCTTGCTCGGCCAGGACCATCTCCATGATTGCTAAATGGAGCAACAAGTAATGTGACGTATTCTCTAATACCAAAGATATCTAATGCCAGATTATATGAGTCATACTCTTGAGGCTCAATAATAATATAATGTGAAATTTTCATCCGACTTAAAGATCTGGATGTATACATTGTATCCCAGCGTCCTTTAGATACAATATATACAGGATTTAAAACTTCGCTTCTAGAATCAGATTGTATCCATCTATACTTAAATATTTTTTCTGCTTTGATTCCAGGATACCAAATACTTTTTGTTTTAGGTCCCATTCCTTGATCCATCAAAGACACAAATTGGTCATAATCATCTGATGTTATGAAATTAATTTTAATGGATCGGTATGATGGATTATTTTCTTGAATAAAGTCTGGCATTTCTTTCCAGTATTTTCTCCAAGAATCATTCGTTTTTGATCCTTTTTTTGATTTTTTAGGAATTAATAATGATTTATCAATTGAAATTTTTGTCTCAGAATCAAATAGTTTGTGAGAAGATTGTACAAGAGGATAATATGTTTCTTTCATTGTATGAGGTATCATTTGATTAATCTTGACGCAGAAATCATAAACATCGTCCAGAGATTTAAAATGAACATAGATGAATTTATATACATTGACTTTATCTGTTTTTTTTGATGTTTTAGGTTTATTAATTTCTTCCTGAAAGAATTTTCTCAAACTATTAGAATACTCATCCGTTATAATAGTCGTCTTATCAAGATAATTATCATACTTTTCCGATTCTTTTACCATGGACATCTCTTCTCTTTTTTGCCTGATCTAAATGATATGTTGTTGCTTTATCAGTATAAAGAATTCCATCTAAATGATCCATTTCATGCTGAAAAACTCTTGCTGTCATTCCAATAAACTTAGACGTTATAACATCACCATTTGGTTGTGTATATCTAACTTTAATAAGTTTAGGTCTTTTAATTTTGATTAAAAGGTTTGGAAAAGATAAACAGCCTTCTTCAAGATATTCTTGCTCAGAAGATTTGTCAACAATCAATGGATTAAAGCAGCATATTATTTTTTCGCCTGTCATAACAAAACAACGATACGGCAATCCAATTTGTGAAGCAGATAATCCAATTCCAGAATTATGAATCATTGTTTGTGCGAGAGTATGGGCAAGATAACTTGGATCAATAGGAGGATTAGAAAAATCAAATTTTTCTGTTTTCTGTCTTAATATAGGATCAGTTGAAGAAACCAGATCCTTGACTAAATTATTCATTCTATAAATCCCTCGTCTCTATTAACATTCCACGCAAGTGCTGTATTCATATCATTCCATGGTTTTTTATCATTGATAAGAATGCGTTCTCCAGAATGAACACCAAATATGATATAATCATATCTCAAATCATGAAGTCTGAGGGAAGCAAGGGTTTGTTTTCTATATTCTTCTTTTCTGGCTGTCATAAGAAGAATATAATCTTTTTCTGAAATTGTGTTCCAAAGGTCTTTAACTCCAGGCAACAACTCATCTTTTTCACCTAGCAAATGTCCACAATGTTTGAATATTGTTCCATCAATATCAATAATCCATGTATGATTTAAATCAGAAAGTTTAAACGGTATCATTGCCAATCCTTTTCAAGTTCATTTTCTGTTCTAAATGTATGACAAAGGTGATCATCCAAATAATATCTAACATAATGTTCATTTTTATCTGAACAACACATCTTACCTGTTTTGATTTCAAGTCCAATAACTGTAAAATGTTTTTTGGTTAGTGTATCCCAAACCAATTCACCTAATGTAAATTTAGTTTCTATTTTCATTGTACCACCTTGCTAAAATTCTTTGTTTTTTCAAAATGAATAATTTTATTAAACTTTTCTAAAATTTGATCCGTCTTATGTGAAATAATAAATATATTATTATGACCTGCTAATTGATGAATGATTTTAATAAACTCATCTGTACCATAAGAATCTAAAGATGAGTCCATAACCTCATCTAAAATTAACAGATTTGTTGAGGCAGAATTTCTCAATCTTGCCAATTCTCTCCATGTAAATAAAATCGCAAGATTTAATCTCATCTTTTCACCTTCAGAAAAAGATTCAAATGAGAACTCGTCTTTATACATAGATTTTATATCTTCTTCAAATTCTTCATTCATCGTAAATTGACAGAAAAATTCCATATCCGTAAGATACTTATTAATCCATTGATTCATAATAGGTATATATTGCTTGATAATCTGCGCCTTAATACCTCCATCCTTAAGAAATATAGATGATATCGTATATATCTCTCGCTCTCTTAATAAATCATCCTTCTTTGATACTGTATGCGACAATTTGTCAATATAATCTTGTTTATTATTTGTAATTTTTGTATCTGTTGTTTTTTGAAGTTTTGTAATATCAGATTGAAGAGATTGGATATATGTTTGGATTCCCGAAATTTTTGTATTCAGAGTTTGAATTTGATGATTTTTATTTGAAATCTCGGTTATACTTTTCTGATAGTTTTGGGTTTCTTCTTTAAGTTGTGTAATAATAGCAGATAATTTGTCCCTGTTGGATAAAGCGGTTTGCTTGGTTTTCTCAGCAGTTGAGATTCTAGTTGACCGAAAGTCTTGGCTGATCTCTTGCTGACAAGTTGAGCATACATCGGAATCGCAATAAAATTGTATTTCTTTTTGATATTTTTTGATTTTGGTATCCAACTTGGTTTGAACGAGGTTCGCTTCCTCCAATTTGGAGATAGATCCTCTCCACCTTTCTGATACAATTTTGTGTCCTTCGACATCATGCTCTATTCCCTTAATCTCTTGATTGATATCCTCAATCTTATCCAAACTCTCAAATATCTGATCCTGTTTTTGTTTTACTAAATCATCAGTATTTTTACGTAAGTCTTCTTCATGTTTTTTAATTAAATCTAGTGACGATTGAATATGCTTGATATCTGATTCTATTTCAATAATTTGTGTTTTGTTTACAGAGATTTTTTCTTTCAGCAGAATATTCATTGTAGAGAAAATTTGAATGTCTAATAAATCTTCAATAAATGATCTTCTATCTGCCGCTTTTAAAGTCATAAAAGGAGTATAATTTGCTGATCCAAGGATTACGACTTGGCAGAACGTTTTATACTTCATTTTAAGAATATTCTTTTCAAGAATTTCCTGGTAATCTCTTACATCCGCAGACTGATTGATAAGAATTTCATCTCTATAGATTTCAAATATATTTGGTTTTATTCCTCTTCTAATCTTATATTTGATATTATTGGTTTGAAATTCTATTTCAACAAGACCATTTTTTCCTGTAATTGTATTAAGAAGCTGTCCTTTATTAATATTTCTAAATGGTTTATTAAAAAGAACAAAACACAAACAATCCAGAATTGTTGAGTTATGAGATACGAATTTATTCGCATAAAACTCTTTAACGTCTTCTATTTGAAGGTCATATAAATCTTCTGTATAATTTTCTAAAATACAGGATGTCACTTTTTCTAGTCCGTCTTCTGTTAAAAGATTTGTTGTAACTTTTATGTCTTTTACTTTTATCCAGTTCATTCCATCGTTCAATAGATGGTCTGGAGAACAAGAAATGTTTTTATTTGTTTCTGTTTTTAAAGTTATAACAGGAGAATTATATGCTGTTATATCAGCATATTGAATTGTTTTATATCCATATCTTGTTTTGGCTTTAAGTTTTCCAATACATTCAGGATGGGCTGTATAAAAATCGTTTATTTGTTTCACTGTTAATATCAT